AACAGCGCCATGTTCAACAGCGGCGGAGAACCGCACATAAACCCAGTGCGCTTGGTGTAGAGAGTGACCAGTGTGATGTCCTGACGGGAGGTCTGCCATTCTTCATGCAATGCCCAGTTCGCTTGGGCATTCTCGCCGGTCGCCTTGCGGTAAATCTGCACCTGTCCAGGAGTCAACAAACGAATCTGCTCAACCTTTGTTTGCCCAAAGTCGTCGCCATCTTCGACGACTACCTCTTTGATGCGCAGCTCCGTGAGCACGACCTTGCCAGCAGTCATCTTTGACTTCCAGCCAATTACCTGTCGGGGATTGAGCATCGTTACATATGGCCGCGCTCCGGTGGCTTTCTCATCAGCCTTGGTCTTCACCTGTTCGGCGTCTACGCGGGGATAATCCACCAGTGCATGAGACAGACCATACTGCATCGCCAGGCTGAAGAATGCCTGCGCCCAGACATCAAGGCGACTACCTTCCAGATCCACATTCTTCGCAAACTCACGGAGCTGGTCCGGCACATTCTCGCCAAGCTGAATAGGCTCAGCGAATACGCGCCCAACATTCTGGTTAATGGTCTCTTCATACGCAGGCAAAAGCGTGGCCACAGCCAGACGTTTTTTGTAGTCTTCTTTGTCCTCTTTTGGCCAGCGCGGCATATAAGCCTCACCAAGCTGGCGCATATACAGCGTACCGCCCATCAGGGCGTCGTTAATGTCCCACGCCTGCACCATGTTCCCATAGTCCAGATTGGGTGTTGAAATATCAGGCATGGAGTTAAATCCGTAGGTTGGTGACTTTGCCGACTTTCTTCGGCGGTGAATGCAGCACGGCGTAGCGCGTACCATCCCAGTCGTGGTCTTCCTGCTGGGTGTCTACATCGTCAGGGTTCTTACTGTCGCGGACGAGCACCGGAACACGGCTTATCCAGCCCCTGCAGTAGTTGAATACGTAGAATGCTGGCTTCTCAGGCATCCCTGACTCCAGCTTTTTACCTTCAATTACAGCCTCAAGCATGTCAGCAAACAGGGCTGCACCGTTCACGCGGGATCCCGGCTTCTTGTTGGATGGGACCCATTTAACGCCCTGCGATTCCATCTTCTGGGCAATGGATAATTCATCATCACCGGTGTTGTAGATCGCCCCATCAGCCGGTCCGGGGGTAACCTTCTTGCAGATACCGGGCATGATGTTCAGTTGCCCCTGTGTAACACCGTTGAGCTTTATTTCTTCGGGTTCAGCTAGTTCCTCGCCCACCAGCCGCTTATCAACCCACGCCACGCCCTTGGCGACGTTGGTGGATGACATATTCAGGCCTTTGTTCAGCTCGTCCGGCGGGCAGCCATACCACTCACCAATCAGAATCAGCGACCCGGCAGGCGGGCAAAACTGGCGACCGTCAGGCAACTCAGCGGCAGTGCCGTCGGCGCGAGCCCACCAGAGGTTAGAGAACGGCTTGGATTCACCCCAGTCATGAGAGCGATCAACCGTCCAGCAATCAGGTATGCGGAACGGCTTAATGACGTGATGCGAAGCATTCCACAGGTGATCAAAGCGCCCGCCGCTGGTGACGTCCCACGAGCCCTCTACCCACGCTTTGCGGCGATTAGGGTCTTTGATGGCCATCAGCGTTGCGATGTACTGGGGATCGAGATACGGGTTCTCTTTGAACGAGCCGTGAATAGCCACTCGCGTCAGCGTCACATCCTCTTCGCGTTCGGTCTGAGGGTTAAACACCTTCTGCGTTTCGCGAATGATAGTGCCGCGCGGTGCTGGCTCAATGAAGCGTTTCTTCACCCAAGTATGGCCGATGCCAAACGGGTTGGTGGTGCTGAACGTCTCCAGCGGGATCGGCTTAAGCAGCGAGCCATCATCCAGCGGGTAATTCTCTGGCCGGAACGACGAGCGTCGGCAGGAGAACATCATTTCGTAGAACTCAGCCGACTGCTGCTTGGTCAGCTCGTTGAATCCGATGAACGGGAACTCCTGACCGTGGTAGTCCCAGTAGTCACTCTCTTCTTTCCCGAATCGAAAGAGCAGTTCTTCGCCAGTCGGCCATACCCAGCGCAGTTCAGATGCTGACGCCAGATAGCGTGCACCGTCGTTAAACAGGCGATACATACGCTTTGACTGGGTAATGATGTCGGTGAGGTTTTTATACTCGGTATCAAAAATGACGCCACGCCAGAACGAGCCATAGCCCAAACCAACCAGGCGACGAAAGCGCGCCAGCTGCGCAGCAGTTTTACCCGGACCACGCGTACCTTCATAGAGGATTTCATTACACGGGCAGCTCAGGGAGAGCGATTGCGATCCCGGCAGAGGTTTCCAGACGGCTTTGTAATTCATCCACCTAATACCTCACCTTGCTGTTTCTGTGCTGCCTTTTCCCAGTCATCTACGTTATCGCAGGACGGGACCGGCATGATGCTGTGGGTTGCCGTAACCTTCTGCTCAACCTGTTCTTTGAATGCCTGCACCTTAATGTGCTTGCCGAGCAGTTCAAGGTTCTTGACCTTATCCGGCCACTTAATCTTCTTGAGCAGTGCGGCGGTGTTTCCCTCGGCTGACATCTCGACGACATCCAGCCCGGATAATGTCGTCCTCCAGACCTTCGGCCACTGTGACACTGGCCTGAGTTCACCGGTCGAGGTCAGGATGTCCAGAACGTCCATCTGGTCGATCTCAACTAAGCGACGGAGCACATAATCAGCATCAACACCCACATCTTCGTTGCGCTTCGCTTTGAGTTCGGCGATTCTGTTTTGGATGTCAACTTTTGACAACAACTTAGCGGCGAGTCGGTTTGCAGTTTTGACGCTGTACCCAGCCCGAATAGCCGCTTGCGTGGCGTTTAAATCGATGAGGTACTCGCGACAGAACATTTCTTGCTTGTCGGTGAGTGCCATAACCTATTCTCATTTATAAAAAAGGATTATTTATGTCAAATAATAACCGCACACCAAAGTTTAATATTGGTGATACCGTATACCTAGTAGTTGGCAGTCCTGCTATGGCAGTTGCCGAGCATGTCAAAGAATATATTGATGGAACAATGAAGTTCAACGGTACTTATCGCTGCCAATGGTTTGCCGGGCGTAAAGAAGCAGATGCAAAATTCCCTGAAGAGTCACTCACCAAAACTAACCCAAAGCCATAAACCCAAACGCGATAAAGCTCTCCATTGAAGATGTCTCTAATCGGATGATGAGCTCTCTTCAAAGAGATGGATGCCTTTATCAAGAAGACGTTGTTGATTACTTGATAAAAGAAGATAACGAGCAACATCTGAAAGAAAATGCTGATGGTAACCAAGCTCTATCAACAGAAGTAATCAAAAAATTTAGAGTTGATAGCGGTGAAAGCGTCGTTTGGGTTAAGCCGGACAAATACTGGCGATACCGAGTTCCTGAGGACGAGGAAGGTCGAGAGGCTCGTGGGTAAACATAGGGCGATCACTCGCCCTTCTCTTCAACCATGTCTATCACAGGCGTGAACTGCACGCGCTTCACATCGGCCGGAGCGAAATACAGCCACTCGCCCGTCTCGGTCGCCAGAGGAACAAAGCCGTTAACTAGCTCGGGCTGACGTCGTGACATCTTGCCAGTGAAGGTTTCGCCGGTCTGGGTGGTTAGCGTTATTTGGTAGATATCGGACATTGAAAATTTCCTATAACCTTACATTTAAAACCCTAGTAATGACTATTAAGAGATTAAGGATACCGTATGGAATTACGAGCCCCACAACGTGGAGACATAATAAGAACAAAACGCGAAGAAGTTAGACTGAAGATTAAGCTTACCTTCTGGCATTGGGCTGTATTCGTGTCGCCGACAGAAGTAATCCACTACACGTCACCAGCAAGTGATGCAGGCGGTGATAGTATGAAAATACAACCAACTGACTTTGAAGGATTTTTAAAGGGTAATAGTCAATTTGAGATAGTCGAATTCCCTTCCAAATACGAGTCTCAAAAGAGTTTCTCTCAAGGATCAATCCCTTCGAACAGGGTTACCAAACAACCGCCTATCAATCCCCTTAAATGGCTGCTTCCAGGATTTTTAAGCATTCCAATGGCTGCAGCTAAGGTTGTTGCAACAATAAATTCGTTCAATTACGTACTAGCAACCCCAGACAAAGTAGTTGAGAGGGCAAGAAACAGATGTGGAGAGCAAAACTATAATTTCATGTTTAACAATTGTGAACATTTCGCTGTTTACTGCAAAACGGGGGTCTCTGAAAGCGAGCAAGCAGCTCTATGGAAATACCTCGAAAGTATCAACAGGAAGATCGATAACGTCGGAGAATGCTCTAGACATATTCATAATATTGTAATGTAAAGCGATTATCAGGAAAAAGCTACATATCAACCAGTATGGATATTGCCATTACGATGGGCCAACCCATGGTGATGGCAATAAATAACCGCCCGTAGGCGGCTATTATGATTTTTTGCAGCTGATTATCTTCTGTTTACCAGCTGACTGAATTATCAGGCCTGCTCTTTCATTCCATGGAGCTTGCTGTCTTCGTTCGTATACGAATTCGATGCTATCTCGCGTGGCTAGAGCTGCTGCAAGTTGCTGTACTGTCATCCCCTCAAGTCCACTGGAGTCCGTCAGTGTGGTGCTGCTTACCAGATCACCTTCTAAAGTATTTACAGTCTGCTGAAGAGGTGGTGAATATTTAGAGATCAGCCGATCATTCTTTAGAAGCACAACTTCATTGGTTGAGTTGGATTGATGGAAGCTGACAACGTAGCCATCACCACATTTATACACCGCATCAGATACCCATGAACCATCATCTGCTAGTACATATGCGGAAAGCAACGTGGATACAAAAAGGATATATTTTAAGTTGTTATTCATGTGCGCAACCTCGCTTTTCAATAAACGATAGTAGCATCATCGTCATTATCAAGCCCACCCGCAGATGAGCTTTGTAATGGCTACTGTGCCGACTGAATATCGATGAAGTATTCTTTGCCCTGTTCGAACTGTTCGAATGCTGCTGGGTTGGAGATGTGCATCTGCAACAGACCGCCAGGTGTGTACTTTGACCAGGTTTTGTTTTCTGGGGTGTCTGCGGTTACAGGGCTCATGTGGATTGTGCGATGTGAATCGTCTTCTGCTTTCTGAATGAAGTGGCAGCGGAATTTAGCGCGAACGGACATGATGTTTCCTCGGTTAGTAAATAGCTCCGCTATTGCGAGGCTATAGGATTTTTATTTGGCTCTCTCACTGAGTCGTAAATGCGTTCACACGTCATCCCGGCGGTATAGCGTTCGTCAGCGATTCCAGCATATCGTTTAGCTTCTGCTGCAATATCT